ATTTTACAAACCTTGATCGTGTCACACATCACCCAAAGAAAATGGAGGAAGGAAACAACATTCCAAAGAAGGAGATGGAAATGGGGTCGCAAAGAATCGCGCAAGTAGCAACCAACGCTTCAAACTGCCTGAAAGAGCTTGAAGGTTGAATCAACCAACGCTGATCAATTCGCATTTCCCCTTGCGTGGGATGCTCTCCCTTCCCCTCGCCGCCGCTGATGACGGGAATGGAAGCGTATTCCGCAGCAAAAGAGAGGGAGTTGGGCTGGGAGAAAACAGAGATTGAGAAAAAAGCATCTAATACTCGAACAGCCAACGAATTAAGAAACAAAGTTAACTACTTCATTAAAAACCATGAAAAAAACTACAAAAACTTCCTCAAAGAAAAAATTAAATTAAATAAAAAACATGAGAAATCTAACCTCAAAACAAAAAAAATTATTAAAAAATTGGTTCAAAGATAATTACAATGGAGGATGCATGTTTAATCTAGCAGATAAAATAGACCATGAAACATACAAAAAAATAGAACAAATACATCCAACAGAAATACATTACCAAAATGTCAATAATTATCTAGAAGAATTAGCTAATTAAATACATGCTTATCTGTCTTAAAAGACTTTAATTGTAATTTAGAAATAATATAATCATTATTATGTTGTTTCCTAAATCTTCTACAATCAAAAGAATTGGGATATTTATCAAAAAAATCAATAACAACTTTTGCTTGAGATCCCTTAAGCTTCAAATAAGGAAAAATAGCTTTAAGAAATAAATGTAATTCCCTTTTTGAACACAAAATCCACTTCCAAGCAATATTATGATTAGGATTTTTTGGGACATGTTGATCATTAACATTACCACCAAAAGTACTCTTAAACCAAAATAAAATATCCCTATCTGTACTCGAAATAGTAAGTCTAAAATTAGAAGTAGCAGTAGTAATACAGCCTTCACCATCAATAAAACCAGCAGCATAAATTAAATCATTAACCTTCATATAAATTAAATTAAATAATTAATAAATTAATATTATCACACATTAGGCATATAGTCAAATATGAATAATGTTAGATACAACAAAAATATCCCGAATTGGTGCACCAATACACTAAAAGTCAAAGGAGAAGAAAAAATCCTACAAAAATTCAAGAAAAAAGCTCAAAACAAAAAAAACAAACTATCTTTAACTAAATTCTTACCATTACCAAAAGGACTAGAAGGAACTCAATCACCTCCAGACAAAAAGAAAAAAATTCAAAATTTAGCCTTAAAACTAAAATATGGAACAGACAATTGGTATGATTGGGCGATAAAAAACTGGGGAATAAAATGGGATATAAAATGTGAATTCATGGATAACAATGAAGATGAATTAATCTATGAATTCGACTCACCTTGGGGACCGCCATTAGAAGGATTCAGACAAATATCCAAAAAATATCCAAAACTAGTTTTCTTTCTAGATTATGACGAACCAGGAATGGCATTTAAAGGCATAAGCAAAATGCAAAAAGGTAAACTAGAAGACCATTGTATTAATTATTAACCAAAATATATGGACAAAGAAACTTATAAAGCATTAAAAACTATTACAAAAGCATTAAAAGATAGAATTTATTATGAATGGGGATTTTGGAATAAAAACAGCGAATATTGGGATGAAATAAAACAAATCGAAAATTGGATTGATAAAATAGAAAAAGAAGAAGAAATTAAAGACAATGTAGAGACATATAAAAATATGCCCAAAATGTAATATTAATAATTAATAAATAAACTATATGGGACTAGATCAATACTTAACCAAAAAAACTTACGTAAAAAACTGGAATTTTGAAAAACCAGAGGAAAAAAAAGAAGTAATAATAAAAATAGGAGGAAAAGAAGCAAAAAACATTAAAAAAGAAAGAATATCAGAAATAACAGAAGATATGGGACAATGGCGAAAAGCCAATGCCATCCATAAATGGTTTGTAAAAAATATCCAAAAAGGAAATGATAACTGTAAAGAATATTATGTTTCAAAAGAAAACCTAGAAGACTTGCTCAAACTATGTGAAACAGTATTAAAATCATCAATATTAATTAAAGGAAAAATTAAAAACGGAGAACGCTACGAAAATGGGAAAATGGAACCGATTATGGAAGACGGAAAATACATCAAAAATCCTTTAATTGCCAAGAAATTACTACCAACAGAATCAGGATGTTTCTTCGGTAACACAGAATACGACCAATATTACATCCAAGACATAGAAAATACAATTAAAATAATAAAAGAAGCTTTAAAAGATGCAAATAATGGAGACTTTTATTATTCATCCAGTTGGTAAAATAAAAACAAAAGAATTAAGCCTCGCCCGACCAGCGAGGCTTTTTTTTTAAAAATATAAATAACAACTAATGAAATTGAAAAATTTACTTTTTTTTAAAATTTTAAATAATAACTAAGGAATTTGAAAATTCCCAAAATTTCCAAATCAAAAACCCGCCTTAAAAAAGCGGGATTTTTTTTGACAATAACTAACCAGATAACGAATAATTCACCCGGTGGAAAAAAAGCAGTTCGGGCTACTCCCTAAAAATTGAACGGTTTCGCCCGAAATTGGCATTGAAGCCAGCCTTATCCTAAATACGCATATCCCAGAGTCCTAATATTTCAAGTTAACCAGGATACCGATATGCTTGGTAAAATTAATTTTATTCAGATGCTGTATATTATTCAACCGGAGCATACTTATCTGAGCCTAGCCGAGGAATTGGACCCCGAATTGATGCTTACAAAGCAACTGTTATACCATTTAACTAGCAAGGCTATTTTACCCAATCATCATACGCTTTTAATGCAGCTACCGCATCAGAATTTTGACTAGATTCGGATTTTTTATCACTATCGGCGTCATAGTAAAATCTTCCAAAGGCAAAGTCGAATACTGCACTTGTTGAAACTCCTGTTTTGCGGTTTTTAATTAGCCAAATTTTAGATTGATTAGTTGAAAGTCCAAAATCATCTTTTTCTCGTCCGATAAAAAATACTGTATCCGCTTCTTGAGCAATACCTAAACTACTTCTTATATCATTTAAATCAGGAATCTTGGCATTGGTTTTGCGCACATGAACCGGAAGTAGAATAATCAATCCTCGTTTAATTGCCAATCGTTTTAAAGCACGAACTGTCTCCGTAATTGCATCCGCTGCATTAGAATAATTCCCCTTAGGTGCTCGTAAAAACCCCAAATGATCTATGCAAACAACCTTGATTCCCCATTTTACTATAGCTTTTTCTATAACGTCAACAACCCATTCTGTATCCCCGGATTCATTGAACCGTGGCATGTATATTGGCGTGTTTATATCCGCCCCCATAATCTGGAATTTTTGCCATAATGGCCTAGCTAAAACTTCATAAGAAAACCAAAGGCTTGGTAATTTTTCTCGTTTTGTTTGCCCTCCAGAAGACAATGTCACTGACCAATCTTGCATAATTGTGGTTTTTCCGCAACCCGTCTGTCCAGCCACAATCACCACATCGCCTAGGGAAAAACCACCTAATAAAACATCATCAAAGGGCTTCATATCTAGGGGAAAAAAATTTTCTGAATCAATAATCTGAAGGTCGGCAACTTCCGATGCGTGCAGTGATTCTTTGGGATCTGATTCAGCCGGAGCATTATTTGATTCAGAATGGGAATCATCTAACTGCTTCTCCCCTTTTTCTCCTTCTGGTGCTGGCCCCCAAGTCTTATTCCCTGAAACACTTTGTGAATAATCTCTGCCGTAGGGATTAGCCCGAACTTCTTTTTGGCCAATGGAATTCCAAATTGTGCGCACCTCATATGAAGATAATGAAGGACTATTTTTTGAATTAGCCGCTTCAAACATTTGCCAGCCGATAGTTGCCCATAAACTGGGATGCAATTTTGCGTGGATAGAGCCTGCGAACTTTGTCATCGCATCATTACGACCACCTTCCCCGCTTCCCTGATAATCCAAACCACTTTCAGACATTTTGGGGTAAGGAGATTGTCCAGAGGTTGCGTACCACGGTAAAACATTCCTTGACGCCTTGAGAGCCTCTAGGAAGAGTTTTTTAGTGTTTTTCGACATCTTGGCTACAGGTAGGTCATTTATCACTGTGTAGGCGCCTTTTGTAGAAGTTGAGCCTGCGGCGACAACGTAGCCCCCCTCCCCACGTTGATCGATATGAGGAAAAACTCTTACGGAGTTTTTAAATTCTGGCTCGTAGGTCAGATACCAATGTTTTCCGCCACCTCCTGTTTTTACTGTATATGTTTCATCTTTAATAAAATCCAAGTCACCATCAGCTTCAGCATCGATGACAACTAGGTTTGATATGCGCCCAGTGACTATTCCAATCTGGGCTTCAGGATATTGGTCCCACCACATCAAAAATTCCTCAGGAGTAGCCCTTTGCGTTTGAAATTTTTTCCATGTAACTAGTGGAATTTTGTTATTCCCCACAGGAATAATAGACCACCCACGAGAAAGGTAAATAAGCGCCAATTGAATCATTTTATCCTTATTTTCCATAATAATCCGTTTTATTACTTTTTCTAATATTTTCATCCCACCACATCGGTTGTAGGTTTGTATAATGGCAAGCTATTAAAAATTGTTCCCTACTAGTTAAATCAAAATTAGCTAAAGCTAATTTATGATCAATATGCCATCCACGATAAGCCCAATTATCCCAACTCATTCCTGGTTGAAATTTATTCTCAATCCATATTTTTAATTCATCTATCGTACAACCTAAATCCCTCACAGCAGACCCTGCCTTATAACCCCTCTTTATTGCGTTATATAAACGATTTCTCAGCGCATCAGCTAATTTAAACTGAATATTTGTTTTTAATTTTAATTTTTTATACTTATAGCTTTCTAATAAAAGATTTTCTTTATTTTTTACATAATATTCTTTATGATATGATAAAACTTTTTCCCTGTTGTTTACATAATATTCTTTTTGTTTTAATAAAATAGTTATCTTATTTTTTCTACAATATTCCCTACCATTTAATGAAATTCTTGCTCTATTTCTTATACACCATTTTTTATATCTTAATAAAATATTTTCCTTATTTTTTATATAATATTCTTTATTATATAGTAAAGCGCTTGCCTTATTTTTCATACGGTATTCTCCTTGATATAATGAAATACTTTTCTCATTTTTTATTTGATACTCTTTTTGTTTTAACGAAATACTTTTCTTATTTTTTTTATAGTATTCTCTAAAATATTCCTTTTTAGATATTTTTTCAGTTAAATTATTCATATTTTTAATCAACACTTAATCTCTTATCCCGATCTAAAAATTCCACTATTGTGCAATACCCAAACAATCTCGATGCCAATCTTTCTCCAAAGACTGACTTAAAATTTTCTTGCTTTACATTTGTGGTTAAAATAAAAGGTAAAAATGAGTTGAAGCGCCGCTCTAGAAACATCATTAGTTTATCCAACTCAAATTCAGTAAGAGCCTTAGATGAAATATCATCAATAAAAAGAATCCCATTAAACATTCCAGAGGTGTTATTTAATTTGCTCCAAACGGAATTTAAATCATCATAGGATCCATTAAAAAATTCATTTTTGATGGTAGAAAAAGCTTCAGAATAAGTGGTCATATAAGCCACCATTTCAGGATTTTGTTTAATCAACTCATGAATCACAGCATAGGCCGCATGGGTTTTGCCACTACCAGCCGGGCCGCAGAAAATAGTCCCAACTTTGTCATTTTCTTCAGGAGGTTTAAGCATCTCTGAAATTGCTCGATTAACAGCCACGGAATTATAACCAAGGTCTTTTATTGAAGCATTTTTAAATCGTTCTGGTATTTTAGATTCAATTAGGCTTCTCTTTTTATCAAACATAGAATCCACGACCACAGTACAAAGCTCGATAGCCTTTCCGGGGTTATCTTTTTGCATGCGCTCGATCCTTTCATCCCTATTTTCAAAACTATAAATTGATGCCATATATTTATTTTGAATGAGTCCTTTCCCACTCCTCTTTGTCTTTTCGCTGTTGTTCTCTATCAACCTCTATCCTTTTTTTTATTAATTCATCACTATCAGCTCGTTGTTCCGGAGTACTTATTGACCGTTGAGCCCAGAGGCCATTATTTTTATTCAAATATGTCTCTATTGCATCTACTTTAGAACAAAAAGCAAAAATATTTGATGCCTGGGGTATAAACTTTTCCTCCCTTTTTTCCAAATATTTATTTATCAACTCCTTTAATTCCCCCATAGTATAAACAAGTAGGGTCATTTTTATTATGTCTCTAGTGGTAGGAATGGCAAATGGTTTTTGCTTTCCAACAAATTTTGATGGAAAGAGTGGAAGAAAGGAGGCAATAGCTTCATTCACCATATCGTAGGTAATTTTCTTTTCTCCAGTTTCATATTTACTTACTTTTTCTTGAAAGCTAATTGGTAAATTTTTATCACCATTTAAATCGTTTTGCGCCGAAGGCGCAAGTATCTTTTTGCTATTGTCTTCTGTATTGTCTACTGCTATTGTCTTAATTACATGTGTCATATCTGGGTGTGAGATGTGTCGTTTCTGGGTGTGAGATGTGTCATTTATGGACACTGATGCGTCATTCTTGACACATCCAGATGTTTCATTTTTGACACTTGTAATTAGATGTGTCATTTTTGAATCATCTATAGGAACACTTTTATTAAAACGCTTCTTTGCTTTTAATACAACAATACACTTTCCATAAGGAGTGCGCAAGGTGGTTATATAGCCATTATCCTCCAACACATCCATCCATCGGCCATAAGTTGACCTAGAAATGCCCAAATCAGTCTTAATATCTTCGTATCTTATTGGTTTATTACCAAGAACTTTGCCTTTTTCCTGGGCGGTAATGACTGTTATTTTATCGATTAGCCACATGAATAACCAAACAGCCTCTCCGAGTTGCTTGCAGTGCTGTGGATCGAGTAGATTATTGGATACTTCGATGAAAAATCCTTTCATAATAGTTTAAATTATAATTCCAAACAAAAAAAGTTAGAGGATGACCCAGGCCTACGACAGCCCAAAAACCCTCTAACTTTTGTTGCCAACAATTTTTTATTATTCGTAGTTTGGATCATATTATTTTTCATTTTTAAAAGCGTTTTAAATATATAGTCTTTTTCACCTTTTGTCAAGGGTTGAAATATGTGTAAGTTTAGCCGTTTTTATGTTCCTTCATTTTTAGCCAATATAATTTAACACTTCTATGGGCCCTCCTACTCCAAGAATTAAGAAATATTCTAATGTTACCCTTCTTCTTTTCTTTAATTTTTCTTCTTTTGAAATTCATGATTTTAGCCGTTTTTTGCATGGTACGGCGAAACCTGCCGAAAAAATAGACTAATTTATTGGTTAAATAATTATAAAACTATTGCCATTGAAGCTAGTCAGGCTTTCAGACTATGGGCTTCTGTAAGATAGATCGTCATCTTACCTTTACATTGGGTGATGGGTGAGAATTAAACTCACGACCGTCTGGTCCACAACCAGACGCTCTACCACTGAGCTACCAACACCATATCATTAAATATAGGGTGATATTTGTATTTTGTCAAGGGTTAAAATATCAAGCATTGGAACTAATTCTGGAATTACCGGAATTGGCTTAAATAAGCTAATTTTTAGTGCTTTGATTAAAATCACTCATTGGATTGTTTTGTATATTGACCACTTCCGCCTTAAGCGATTGCAGATTGTTTATATATGTTCGGGGTTCTACCATTATCATGCCCTGATTGTATTGGCTACGGGCATTGTGGAGCTCTACAGTATCCGCAAACTTGAAATAGCCTATCCCCTTGGGCTTAATTCCCTCTAGTTGGAAATCCAGGCCTATCATGGGGAATTTTAAAGTTACAAGTGTGGCTGCCAAATAAAGGTCTCTGGTGGAAAATACTCTTTCTTCTGGTTTTTCTTCTTTTGCCATATATTTTTTTTAATATAATTTAATATCCTTATTATAGCTTAGTCCCTTTAAAAAATTAAGTCAAAAGATTGCCACTTGACAAAAAGTAAATAAGGGTATATATTTATTTATAGAGATGGGGTAATTGAAAAAAGGTAAACAAATCTTAATGCTTTGCTAAAGATGGTCGTGACCTATCAAAGTAAAATGCGTCACATAAAAGTGCCACTGTAGGGTGACTGATTATACCGTCTGAGATGCAACCTCATAAAATAGCTTGGCGGTCAAATCCCTATCCCCATCTCCTCATGAGAATATTAATAATTTATATAAAATGTCAAATATATTCAAAAAACAATATACCGCCTACCAGCGCCATATACTAAAGGAGATTCTCCCCGAAAGATGTTTGCTTGTTTTGGATTTGATTTATAATAGATGCAAGATTAAGCGTATAGAAAAGAAGATTAAGAAAATTAGAAAAATAATATGATAATATCTGTTAAAAAATTTGGAAGAGAATATAGGGTGGTGATAAAACAAGACCATCAATCATTTATACTCGATTATACTACAAATACTAAGGATAAATGCCTATGGCTGGCAAAGATGTTTCGGATAGCGTTAAAAAGACATAATGAAAAATTATTAAAGAATTTGTCTAAATGAAAACCATAACATTCAACATTAGAAAACCCCTCTACGGATCCTACGTCTATCTAAGAGGTTCATTAGTGGAAAAAGCCATTAGAACTAAGGCCATGCTTGACATTACCATTCCGGCCGGGCGAGTGTTGGTTGACCCTAATGACTGGAAAGCGACTGGAAAGATGATGAAGAAAGAATTTAAGTTTAAAAATAACCCCATGATTTTGTACGGAAATTTTGTGAATGTAGAACTAAAATCTAAGGGAGAAATAATTACTCCGGAAAAAAAGAAAAAATCAGAATTACAATTAACTTTATTTTAATAAAATATATGAAAAAAATAGCAAAGTTCGATCTTAATACGGTAAAAACAGAGGATATAATTTTTACCCATACATCATCAAGGGATTATGAAATGAGCAGGGTATATGTAATAGAAAAATTAGATAGTTTTATCGTTTTAGAAGGTAGCCATTGTTCTTGTTATGGTTTTGAAGACACAACTTGGGAGGCAATTGAATATACTGAGAAGGAAATAGAAAAATTAGCCATGCATGATGACGAAAAGTGGAAGATATTTTTAAAAGAATATTTAAATATATGAAAATAATAACAACTGAAAAAATACCCATAAAAATGTGGTTAAAAGATATTGAAGACGGAGCAGTGGAACAAGCAAAACATCTTGCTAACTTACCATCTGTGTTTAACCATATTGCAATTATGCCAGATAGCCATGTTGGCTATGGCTCCCCGATAGGTGCTGTGGTTGCGACTAGGGGTATTATAGTCCCAAATATTGTGGGCGTGGACATCGGCTGTGGAATGTGTGCTGTAAAAACATCCTTGACAGACATTGATAAAGAAGCGCTTAAAAAAATATTGGGAGAAATTAGGAAACAAATTCCGGTTGGGTTTGGTCATCACAAGGAGGCTCAAAATGAATTATTAATATCTCCTGAAACTGATTATGGAATGAAATTAAAAGAATATCCCATTTGCTCAGAACAATATACTTCTGCATTAAAGCAAATAGGTACTCTCGGTGGAGGCAATCATTTTATCGAAATCCAAAAAGGTTCTGATGGACATATCTGGATCATGATTCATTCTGGGTCAAGAAATTTAGGTAAACAAGTGGCCGATCATTACAATAAAATAGCTAAAGAATTAAACGCAAAATGGTTTTCAAGAATTCCCGGAGAGTGGGATTTGGCTTTTTTACCGATAGATTCGGAGGAGGGACAATCATATATTCGAGAGATGAATTATTGCGTGGAGTTTGCTTTGTCCAATAGAAAGTTAATGATGGAACGAATATTAAATATTTTTTCACTTCATACCGATATTCAATATTTTGACCCAATAATTAATATCGCCCACAACTACGCTAGACTTGAAAACCATATGGGTCAGAATGTAATGGTCCATAGAAAAGGAGCAACTTTGGCAGATGAAAATACCATTGGAATAGTGCCGGGCAGTCAGGGTACGAAATCGTATATCGTAAAAGGAAAAGGAAATATTGAAAGTTTTAAATCATGCTCTCATGGAGCTGGAAGAAAGATGGGAAGGAAAGATGCTGAAAGACGGCTCAATCTCGAAGAAGAAATTAAAAAGTTAGATGATCAAGGGATTCTTCATGGAATTAGAGGCAAACATGATTTGGATGAGGCTCCGGGTGCATACAAAGACGTCCAAGAAGTTATGAAAAATCAAGAAGATTTGGTCGAAATATTAGTAGAATTAAGTCCACTGGCCGTGGTAAAGGGCTAGTGCCCCTTGACAAAAAGTAAGAATGGGTATATCTTGGTTATATAACTAGAAAATTATGTTCCTTAAAAGAGACAGGGAGTGACAGAATTATACTGCTACGCACGGTAAATGTATTCTTCTTTATCGAGAACCCGAGAGGGTGATTAGGACCATGAGAGGCAATCGCTGACATGGGTGAAGAAGTTGCGTGACCATAATTGACTCAAATCAATTGAAAAATGATTATGTTCATTATTAGTGCAGAGGTCACATATCTTAGGAAATAAATTGGGGTGTTTGCTAGACTTTGCCAGAGGGTTTGGAGGAAACTTTGAACCATGCAACTTAGAAAGGCGGTATCTCAATGGGTTTCTTCTCCTTGTTTCTACTAAGGAACATAATAATTAACCAAAATATATGAAAGTAAGAGCAGAAGAGGTTGAAAAAGCGTACAATAAATTAAAAACGCTTTTGACCGAAAGGGAGGCTGACGTCATAAAACGATTCTACGGCATCGATAAAAAGGTCCGCCATACCTTGGTTGAAATAGCCGAAAAATATAAAGTCACCAGAGAGCGCATCAGACAAATTAAGGTCATCGCTCTTGATAAATTAAAAGTCAAAAAATAAGAAAATATAAATTAAATTAAATTAAATAATATGCCTCAATATCCTACGACAAAATTAAAGACTATTAAATATAATAGTCCATCTGGAACCATAAACATAAATAAGTGGATACCTCCTTTTGAGAAGGTAAAAGGTGGTTTTGGATTTACGGGAGTTTTAGCAGAAGATTCAAAAACAGGGCAATTGCAATGTCATGTGTGTGGTGGCTGGTATGAATTGTTGACTACTCATATTTTCGCCAAACATAATTTAACTTCACTGGAGTATTGCGAAAGATTTGGATTGCTTAGAAGTACCGCTTTGAAATCAATGCGGATCCGAAAACTTCAGTCCAAGGTTATGTTAGATATGAGAAAAAGAAATATTAAACATAGAATGAAATTTAAGAAGGGAAATTTATGTTCGGCTAATCGGAGGGGAAAGCCCAAGGCGGTTGAAGCGCAAAATAGATATGGGTTATGTAATCTTCAGGTGGTGGATAAAATAACCGCTTTAAAAAATAAATTAGGTAAAACCCCGGCCCTAACAGAAGTTATTGATGAATATGGAGCAAGTATGGCTTCCTTAATGCATACTCGCTATGCCGGATATCTGAAGTTTATTAAAGAACAAGGTTGGACACCAGTAGTTTCTAGTCGTAATCCAAAATATTCTAAGGAATATTTCATTCAATTGGGAGTTAGGGCGTTAAAGTCTGGCAAAAAATTAATTGGTAAGAGGTTAATGACAGTTAGTGAGTCAAGAAATATTTATAATTATTTTGCATCACAGGGCAGTTGGAGAAAGGCTGTTTTAAAAACTGCCAATAAATTAAATTAAAAAAATGAAAAAAGGATTTACTTTAATAGAATTGCTGATTGCTATTGCCGTTATTGGGATTTTAGTTTCTGTAATCATGTTTTTTGGTGATAAACAAAAAACAAATGAAAAAAAATCAGATTATGAATTATGCCAAGATTATAAATTTTTTAAGATTGAAAATCAGCCTGCGATATGTTTAAAGTTTTATTTAGATGAGGCTAAAAATTTAAAATAAAAAATATGAACAAAGAAACTGAAGAAACAATATCTATATTGAATAATAGTATAAAATTCCTTACGGAGATTGTTAAAACACAAAACGAAAGGATTAAAAGATTGGAAGAAAAAAATGACATAGAGAGAGAACTGGATGAAAAAAGGTGTGAAAGTATAAGGGGATTAAAAATATGAACTATAAAAAAATTGAGAAAAAAGTATTTAATGAGGTGACGGAACATTGTGGGGCATTTGGAAGAGACTTTCAAATAATAAGACACATGTCAGATGAAATAATTAAAGTTATTAAAAAAGAAATTAAAGATTCAAAAAAATAATATGCACGACATAGACCTAAGCCCATACCTAAGAAAAAAAATGAAAACCCGCCCTCGTGTTAGGGGACGGTATAACTCATCGGAGTTGTATGCCATTACGCACGGCTGGGTCACGCCAGAGCAATGGATCAACCCGGCCGATAAAACAATGAGTGAATTATTGGTTATGTGGAATGGTATTGGTACTCACAGCCAGTTGGAGGATTTACTTGGTACGGAACATTCGGAAAAGAAGAAAGAATACGTTTATAAAGATATTGTTTTAGTGGGCAAAGTTGATTATATGCCCCCTGAATTTCCAGATGATATTTGGGAATTTAAGTCTTCAGAAAAGACCATGGATAAAATGAAACCCTGGGCAGAATTTCAGATTAAATTATACTGTTCTATGTTTGAGAAAAAACGGGGACATGTTTTCCAGCCAGTCAAGGATGCTAATGGTATTTATCTTAAATGCCTGGGTACGGTTGAGAGAAATGACGAATGGTTTAAAGGAGAGTTGGAAAAATTATATGCGTTTCATACTCTTGTGGAAATTTTATGGAAAAATAAATAATTAAATTAAAAAATATGACATCTATGACACCTGAGGTAATTGAACTTATAAAGTGGACATTAGAGGGAATTTTTATCTTAGCTGTATCGTGGATACTTTTTAAATAAAAAATATATGCAACATAAAGAAAAAGTAAAAATGGCTCGTAAGATGAGTAAAACTAAGAAAGAATGTTTAAAGAAAGAATCTATTTTCACTACTGATGAATGGGAAAGGCGCAGGGAAGCTAAATTAAATAAGCAACTTAATCAGGGAAAAAAGAAAAAATAATATGGGCAAGCCACGAACTCCGGCTCAAGCCGCCAAGCAAACGGCTCGGACAGCCAGGAATAAAGTTAAAAAGTACCAAAAATTAATTACCGAGCGACCAAATGATGTTCATCGGACATTATGGGAGTTAGAAGCAAATACGGACATTGAAAGAAAGATGACAATATAATCCTTGCCAATTATTAAAGGAACTAGAGAGTGTAATTTGTTTCTTAAAACCGTGGGTTCTAACAAGGGTCGCAGACTATTAGAACATCTGGCCTCGCTTCCAACGGCTGAAGAGCTTTAAGCGAAACACACAAGTGTCCCGTGGAGTCTCCCCAGCGAGGGAATAACTGGAGACCTAGGCGACCCACGATTTTAGGAAATAGAGTTTATAATTAAGAATATGGGAGCTAAGATAACTTTAATCCTTATAATATATGGAGAAAGAAAACATTGGTATATCTATATTTCTGTTAGTTGTTGCGGTATGTTTATTGATAATTTCAGTGTTCAATGGTTATTTTAGCAGTATAAAATGCGGTTAAATTATAAGTTCTTTTCCTTTAATAATTGTGGCGGAATAGTCGTTAGCATATACGCCAAGAGGGGAATACTCGGATAGTTCAAACACCTATTGCTTCCGAAGGTCAACCTTTTTTGGCTGTTAAGAGATGGTGTTTCCACAATGTATGCCAAAAAGTAGACGCTGAAAAAGGAGTAAACAATTTAGCAATAGCGTGATTGTAGGATTCTGCCGAATATTCTGGAATAAGGCAGGACATTCAAAAAATGCCTATTTCAATCCATATAATCAGAGATGCTAATAGAGACTTATGCAAGGTGAAAACGGAAATCCTTGCCAATTATTAAAGGAAATAGAGTTTATAAAAATTATATTTATGGATAAAAAGATATTAGATGTATGTTGTGGAAGCAGAATGTTTTGGTTTGATAAGGGTGATAAAAGAGTTTTATTCACAGACATTAGAAAAGAAAAACATACCTTATGCGACGGGAGAAAACTTGAAATAACCCCTGATATAATAATGGATTTCAGAGATTTAGATTTCAAAGATAAGACGTTCAAATTAGTAGTTTTTGACCCACCCCATTTGATTAAATTAGGGAAAAATAGTTGGATGGCCAAGAAATATGGATTACTAGGAAAAGATTGGAAAGGAGATTTAAGGAAAGGATTTAGTGAATGTTTCAGAATTTTAGAAGATTATGGGGTTTTGATTTTCAAGTGGAATGAGCGAGATATAAAAGTTTCAGAGGTATTGAAATTATCAGAGCAAAAACCACTATTCGGTCATACTACTGGAAGAAGCGGAAATACTAAATGGATATGTTTTATTAAAGGAAATAGAGAGTTAGTAATTAATTAAGATAAAGGAGTGAATGTATTTATTTTCAACCTATGGTTAAAACTTAAAAACTGGTTAAGAATCTTAAATGATTAAAATTATACCCAAAGAATCTGAAATCCAGGCGATGGTGTGTGATTATCTAGCAATTCTCTTTAATATTTTTGATTCATATGATTAGCATTAAAGAAAAAGTTTGTGAAATTATAGATCTCTGGAAATTGGGAGAATACGGTTTAGCTCGTAGTTTGCTGATGATATATAAACCCTCTTTTCCATTGAATATCTATTTTTATCTTTATAAAAAAATGGGTATTGTGGAAAAAGAGGTTATCCCCCCAGAACTCCTTGAGGCGCAAAAGATCATGGGTGGTAAGATTTTCAACCAATATGGAGATGAAATTGGCGAAAAAGAAAGACTAAAAGAGGAAAATAGAATAAAGTTTGGGGATTATGTTCCAGTAATTAAAAAAGTTAAGGTTAAAAAAAATGAAAAAAAGAAATTATGATCAAAAAGAATTTATTTGTGATTGCCCTGGTGGTAAGAAGTGCGATAGGTTGACCATCCAAGCCATGGGAGATAGAGATGCAAACATAGATATTTGGACTGGTAAAAAACTTAGGGGAGGGGTTTATTTGAAACCCGGGTCATTAAAAGAGCTTATTAAATTTTTAATTAAATTAAACAAATGAAATATCTAGCAAAACTAGACACAACTTATTTAAGCAGGACTCAAAAAGCGCTATTGAACAACACGGATCCGTTTGTAAAAAAAAGTAAGTGGGGAACTTTTTTCAAATTTGTCTGGTTGATGTTAACAGCAGCAGCAGTTTTTGTTACTTATCTGCTACTTGACAAAAGGTAAATTGTCCTATATAATTTAGACATGAAAATAATACTTGAACAAAGTAAATATCATCGTTTTGCCTTATATTATGACTATGATCAAAACAAGGTCAACTTTTGCCGTGACCTAAAGGATGGTTTTGGCTGGGACCGCTTCTCATTTGATTCACAGGGGACACTAAAAAGATGGGTTTTTTCGGATTCTTTGTTTATTCCTGTAATTGTCGAACGTTTTCCGGAAGTGGAAATTGAACCTAGGGTGGCAGAAATTGTAGCTTATGAGCAAAAATGGGCAAAAAATCAATTAGAGAAGGACAAGGAGATAGATGAAATTAAAATAAAAACAGACACAGAATTTTCTATCAAAGGACTAAAAAAAGAATTATATAATTATCAAAAAATAGACGTAGAATTTTTAGTGGCCTCTGGAGGAAGGGCCTTGATAGCATCGGAAATGGGCACAGGAAAAACGGCCATAACACTATCTTATATAAAATATATGGGATATAAGCGTTCTTTAGTAGTATGCCCTGCTTCTGTGAAATTTGTTTGGGAGGGTGAGGTAAAGAAGTGGGCTAACTTAAAAAGCGTGGTTATTAACAGTAAAACCAACCTTGCTAATATTGATCCTACGGTTCAAATTTGGATAATAAATTATGATATACTTCGTAAACATTTTTCTCAATTATCTAAGATTCGATTCAATGCCATTGTGGGAGATGAGGCAATTTATATAAAAAATTCACAAAGTATAAGATGTAAAGCTTTCCGCACTTTATCTCGTGACATACCATCAGTTGTTCTTCTTTCTGGCGCACCCTTGTTAAATCGTCCCGCCGAACTCTTTTCTCTTTTAAATGTCATAGATCAGAAAACTTGGAATAATTGGTATGATTTTGCTCGAAAATTCTGTAATATGCATCAGACGAGATGGGGCGTAGATACATCCGGCGCATCAAATATTGAAGAATTGCACGCTCGCATAAAACGATATTTTATTAGAAGATTAAAAAAAGATGTTTTATCAGAATTACCACCAAAGATTTTTATTCCCATACCAATTCAGCTCAAGGCGTCTGTAGCCAAAGAATATAATATAGCAGCTAATAATTTAGCGATTTATCTACGTCAATATTCCGGTAAACAACCACCCGCCATTGCTAAATCTATGACAGCAGAAAAGTTAATTCAACTAAATATTCTTAGACAGGTTACTGCCATGGGGAAGGTTGATACAGCTATAGAATTGATTGATAGTATTATAGACAGTGGGGAAAAAGTATTAATATATTGTTCGTTTGTAGGCCCTCTGGAATGTCTTAAGGAGCATTATAGAGACAAGGCTGTTATTATAACTGGCAAAACCCCAGTTAAAGATAGAAGGGATATTGTAGATGCTTTTCAAAACAACTCCAAGATTCAGATTTTTTTGGGCGGTTATAAGTCGGCAGGTACGGGGGTGACCCTAACAGCAGCTAGCAATTTTATCGGTTTGGACTTCCCTTGGTCGAACGCTGATCTTTTTCAGGCGATCGATAGACTCCATCGCCCGGGGCAAAAAGCCAATTCGGTTAATATTTATCAAATTTCAGCCAAGGATACGATCGATGAAGACATGAAAGATATGTTAGATCATAAGCAAAATATATTTGATACCGTAATAGACGGTAAAGTGAAAAAAGAAAAAACGATTAGTGCAATGGAAAAGGCCACTGAACGAATTTTAAAAAATTATTAAAATAAAATGGAAAATGAAGAAAAAATAGCAGATGAATATGTAAAAAAAGATAGAAAAAACGTAAAAAAACAAGTAGAAGCATTGTATTCTGATGTTTTAGATTTAAATAAAACTGAATGCACACAACATGCAGTAAGGTTATTAGGAAATAGTGATGAGGTGATAGAAAAACGTAATATTATTTTTCAAAAACTATATAGGTTGGGTGAGGGTGTAAGAAAGATATCTGAAATAACAACATGGTCTGTTATGGTGGTATTTGATGCGGTAAGAGAGGATATAAATAGATTAAAGTTTCTTTCTCTTAGGTTGAGATTTTGTGTTGTTTGTAAGAAAGAATTTATGCCAATAAAAGTAACACATATATTTTGTTGCAGAAAATGTTTTAAAAAGGCATATTACAGAGAACATTTAAATGATAATAGAATAGGTTATTCAACAAATATGAAAATACCTCATATAACAAACACAAACTTGGAAAATAAGATAAAAGATAAGTCTATTAAAATTAAGGTTAAGGATATTCGAGTATGTTTGGAGTGTGAAAGGGAATTTGAAACATTTTACTATCGTCAAGTATTTTGCAGTCATAATTGTTGTTCTAAAAATAATGGAAAAAGGGTTAATAAAAAACAAAAAAATGGAAGGTATAAGAGGGCGGTTTGGATTTTAAATATAATAAAATGTAAGGGATGTGGAAAGGAAATTAAGACTTATGATTCTAACAGAAAATATTGTAGTCATAGGTGTTCTACTAACGATAAGTGGAATATTAATAGGTGGAAAAAAATTGATAAAATAAAGAGATGTCGATATTGCAATAAAGAAATTAACAGTGATATTTTTGGCCAAAGAAGATTTTGTAATAGTATTTGCAAGAGTGCTTATTGGAGAGCAAGAGCTTATGACAAATATCATAATAAATCATAAAAAAACATGAACAACCTAAAATCAGCGGTTAAGGCGCTGGAAAAAATCAAATCAAAACCAAAGACCAATCTTGTGATGGCAAGGGAGGCTTTAATTAATTTAAAGAAAAATCAAAAAATAGTTATAGATGATAATGGTTATGATGTTCATTTTGACGATAAAACTCAAACTTGGTCTATAAAAAATATAAAAAATGATGGTACCCTAATTGTTGATCATCGAAGATATTATGGTACCCATGAAGTTTTTTAAAATTATATGAAGAATAAACTCTTACAATATACTCTCATTATAATCGGAATCATCTTCTTGGTTTTTTGCGTCATTGCCATTTCTGATTATTTTTCCAAACAAGAATCTCAAAGAAAACTGGAAAATAAAATTCTGACTGAAAAATTAAATGAAACCACAAAAAGATTAGAAACGATAGAAACTGAAAAAGCCAAGAAAGAATTAACCACAGCCGAAATAGCTAAGGAGTGGTCACCTCAAGTTCCCAAGATAGTTTGTTATTGGTTTTATTCAGATGGCGAATTATCTGCCACTATGTCTGGTTCGGGATTTCTAACTGACCTTACGGATATGGAAATTTCCGTCATGACCAATAAACACATTATTCTTGATAGTGAGGGATTTGTGGCAGAATTTTGTATGATATTTTTTTTAGATGATGAAAATTATACCATATATGAATCAAATGAGGACTTTTATTATTCACCATCCAAAGACAAGGCTCTCTTGGTTCTTAGTGGTATAAGTCAGAAAACCAGAGATCTTGTTAAAATTAGAAGAGGTTATTACTGTACTAAACGACCAGATATTGGGGAAAAGATTGTAGTTTTGGGTTATCCTGGCATTGGTTCGGGTGAGGGAATTACAGCTACAGAAGGTATAATTTCCGGTTATGACGGTGATTATTATATTGTTTCAGCTAAAATGGATGTAGGGAATTCTGGAGGCATAGCCGTTAGTGTTAAAGACAATTGTATCATAGGTATGCCTAGTGCTTCTAGGGGAGGGGGATTGGAAAGCTTGGGTCGGATACTTTCTTCTAGGGTCTTGATCGGAGAATGACATTTGACAAAAAGTAAGAAAGGGTATAGAGTTAATTTATATGAAAATAAAATATGAATAAGGATATAGAGGAAATGTTACTAGAAATTTTGAATAATTTAATAGGAGTCATAATCATAGCAATTTGTGTGGTCGTTATTGCTATTTTTTATTACCTATTTGCGCAATTAATAATTAAATAAAAAATATGTGGGAAGAAGCAAAAATATGGATTCAGGATAATCTTAGAATAATAATTTCTATTCTTATTGTGATCGCTATAGGAGGCGGGATATATTCTTATAGCAAGCAAAATCCATCTAAAAAACAAAAACCAACAAACAACAGTGCATTTGAAGATAAATCATCTTCATTTGAAGACTCGTCTAGCAAATTGTCTGAAACAGAATTGGATGAAGTTAGAAAGATTTTATGTAAATAATAATTAAATTAAAAAAATATGGAAGAGCTACAAAGTCAAAGTCCGACAGCCCCGGTAATTAAGGAGGCTGAGGTGGAACAACTAATGAACTTTCCCGATGCTATTAGAGAAATAACTAACGGAAAGAAAGTCACCAAGGTCGAGTGGCGCAGTAAGGAGTTTTGGGGAGAATTAAAAGACAATATTCTCAAACTGCATAAAGATGATGGTAGATATTATAACTGGATTGTCAATGAAGGAGATATGACCGGAGAAGATTTCTTTGTAATTAATTAAAAAAATATATGTACGATGAATCGGTGGCAAGTAAGCCAGTTAAAGAAAGTGAATTATTTTCAGCCTTAAATAGGATCGATAAAAAAATAGAAACATTAAGAGGGATACTTAATGTAGTAATTTGCGATGTGCCAAATGTGGATTCAAAAGAAACAGTCTCTACAACCGAATTGAATGGGCGCATAGGAAGCATTGAAGGAAAAATTTCAAGATTGATTGATACAATACAGTTATAATAAATTAAATTAAATTAAATGTTTAAAAGAGAAGATTGGGTCACCACCATGCCCAAAGATAGTTATGGTGACAATGTCTATAAGTTTAAAACCGGAAAAGCCATCGGTTATTCTATTGTGTTGTTAGTTTTGTTAACTTTTATTTTCGGTTCATTTGGTATTGTTAGTCCAGGAGAACGAGGTGTGCGAGTCAGATTGGGAGTCATTAAGAAAATTGTTGAGCCGGGATTTTATGTCAAAATGCCAATCATTGAAGCAGTACATATTATGGAAGTTAAAACCCGCACCATAAATTATGATAAAAGTGGAGATGTGGGTGATGAAAAAAATTCTGTAGATAATTTATTTGGAGCTTCTAGGGATCTGCAGGATGTGGCTATTGGAGTGGTGGTCAACTACCATATCAGTCCAAGTAAGGTGGATGCAATTTATGCTCAATACAACTCAGTTGCCAATTATGAAAGCAACGTCATCGAACCGGTCATCAGAGAAATTGTGAAGTCTACTTCAGCACAATACACGGCCGAAGAACTTGTGACTAAGCGAGCAGAGTTTGGAGACAAGGTCAATCAAACTCTCATAGAACGCTTCGCTTCCAAAGATGCCATTCTGGAAAGATTCAGCGTGACTAATTTTGAATTCTCCAAAGCCTTTAGTCAATCAATTGAAAACAAGGTTACGAATATCCAAAATGCAGAGGCTGCACGAAATAAGTTAGAACAAATTAAGTTTGAGGCACAACAAACCATCGAATCAGCCAAGGCTCAGGCAGAAGCGATTAGTATTCAGGCAACCGCCATTTCAAGTCAAGGGGGAGCAGACTACGTAAGTTTACAGGGAATTTTGCGGTGGGATGGAAAGTTGCCCACAACCATGGTCCCTGGATCTTCTGTCCCTTTTATAAATTTAAGTCCGAAATAAAATATGAATATGACAGAGGCTGGGAGGCAAAAAACCAGAGAAAGAATGTTGAAGGATAATCCAATGAAGAAAGAATCTGTCAGACTTAAAAGTGCAAGAAATCATCTTGGTCAAATTGCTTGGAATAAAGGAATAAACTCAGAGGAATATAAAAAACATTATCCAGGTGGCATTAAAGGTGGTAGGCCACCTGGATATAAACATACTATAGCGTCTAAGAAAAAAATGTCAGAAATACGAATCCGTATGTTGGCTACCGGAGAAACCAAGTTGGGTCGAATGGGTCTTGAAGATTTAGAAAAAAATCGTGAAAGGATGAGAAAAAATAGAAAAAATCTGGATTTTAATCAAAAAATGTCAGCATCCTTTTTAACAAAAGTAACTAAACCCCATCTCAAAATTCAAGAAATACTAAAAGATGAAGGAATAAAAACAGAAACAAATATGGCATTTTTATTTGGAAGTAGATATGGGAGTATTGATGAAGTGGATTCTAATAAAAAGATAGCCATTTATATAGATGGAAATTATTGGCATAAATATCCTGAGGGTCGTCGTTGGGATAGATATTGCACAAAAGTTCTTGAAAACCTAGGTTGGAAGGTAATCCGGTTATGGGAATCAGAAATAAATGAAGATATTGAAAAATGCAGACAAAAGATAAAAAAATACTTTGAATAGCCCCAAAAGCCCTACCCTCTCAGGTGGGGCCTTTTTCTGGGACTTTGTTAGTATGAATAAAGATAATAAATACTAATTATAGAAACCGATGAAAAAATCACAGGAAGCCCTAAGTTGTGCCGCCAATAATGCCGTTAAGACCATTGCTGACGCTGCGGCCGAGGCTGTAAAGGCAATTGCAAGCGCATCAGCCGAAGCGGCGAAAGTAGTGGCTAGTACAGCAGCGGCAGCTGCCAAAGTCGTTGAAACTAAAAACTCAGGAGATCATGATCTATTAGTAGAACTTAAAACCAAAATGGATGATCTCAAGGAAGATATTGCTGAATTAAAAGATGGAACGTCTGAGCGTATAAATTCTCTAGAAAATGAAAAATTAAACACCAAGGATTCATATCCCGTATTATATCGGGCTGCGGTAGAAGCGACACTAAAAGACCATGAGGACAGGATTAGGATTAATACTGTAAAAATTGTGCAAATTATGACATGGGGCTCGGCTGCGATTTTAGCGATTGGGGTAGCGGAATTTTTATTAAATCGATTTATGAAATAGTCTATAATATAATTATACACAATGCACGGAAACAATAATTTTTTGACAATTAAATAATGGAGGTGGAAAAATGAAACTGTGGATTCTGGCGGTGATTTTACTGGGGAGATTGACTTTAGCGGAATGGGCAAACCTTCCGCAAGCCAAATTTCTGCAACGAGTCGCTCAAGAATTTTGCTTTCAGACAGACTGCAAGAAAGCACGAGTTGGAGCGATAGTGGTTGGTGAAGAAGTTTTTATCTTTGCTGAATGCTTACCAGATGAATTGGAGGTATGAAATGGAAGAAATTAAAAAGTTTCTGCGGTTGATGTCGAAGGAAGCACTTATCGAGCTTTGTGCTTCAATGCTCTTTCAAAACTTGGTTGATATGGTTGACCTTAATAAAGCCCTCTCAAGATTGGAGGGAAAAAAGGAAGGTTGAGATGGGTTATCAATGCCGTATTTGTATTTGTAATTTCTTCGAGGGTCATCGAGTTGAAATAACCCTTGGAGACGGTTCAATCCTCATCACTTATGTGTGCGAGGATTGCTACGAGAAATATTCTGAAGGAGAACTTTATACTAAAATCCTACGGAAAGTCTTCAATTGAGGAGGTGGAAATGATTTGCCCAAAATGTGGAACATTTATTTCGTCCGAAGATATGGAAATTTGTTCACAGTGTAATGAAGTTGTAAAGGAGGTGCAAATTGAAAACATTATTCAAAATTCTGTTCTTCTGGATTTGGGGCTTATCGTGGTTGATGAATCTTAAGCCGCTGTGGAACGAGGTGCCAGATGAAGTCTCTTGAAGAGGCGATTCAAAGGTTCAATGAAACTTGTGAACGCTGTCAAAAGAAATTAACAGTCCACGCTTTCAGACAGAAATCTCACCTCAAGAAGGAAGCAGTGTATTGCCATTGCATAGACAAGACTTGTGCAAAATATCAGGCAGAAATTTGTTTCCTTAAATAGCCGAGGGGGGGTTAGAACTTTAACTCTCCCTTTAAAATTGCCACTTGACAAAAAGAAAATAACTGTTAAACTGGAAGTATGAAATATTTATCCATATCTAGACGCAATGATAAAAATGATTATTGGAAATATCCTTTCTGTATTTCAGTATGCATTCCTGGAAAAAGGATATTTAAGTCAAATATTAGAGATATAGGAACTTTTTGGATTTTTTTCTGTTTATTTGGGCATGAGTGGAGAATACGCATACGTTATAAAAATTTTGAAGAAAGTAATTAATTAATTTTAAAAACATGAAATTAGAATCAACCTCGCCATCAAAGACAATAAAAAAAGAAGAACCAGTTATAGATACAAATATTGTTCCAGTTACCCATCTACCTCAAGATGTGGTGTGTAATGTAGAAGTACCCAAACTTTTGTCAGAAAAGACCATGGATTGGACATTTTTTAAGTCAAATGCGTTTTATGCCGGTATAATTGGTTCAGCTGGTATTGTGCTAGTAGATCCAAATTTTGCAACAAATAAGTGGTATTTTAATTTAGGAAAATTTCTAGGTTTAGTAACAGCAGCTTTTTGGTCAACCAGGACCATAGATAGAGTTACCGACAAATTAACTAAAAAATAAGCATTAAAACTATGTGGAAATATTTTAGCAAAATATTTAAAAGAGAATCAAAAGATAAAATTATCCGTGATGAAGCTGTAAGGGCACTTTATCCACTTATCAGGGATTACTCAAAATGGTATGATGAATATGGAGTTTATCTACCGCCTGATTATAAAAATGATCCAACCGCATGGACCGAGGCATTGCATAAAATGGAAAGAGCCTTTCGCATCTTGCATGAAAACTTAAATGAAGAAGGTGAGCTGTGGTCAGCCGAAAATAGATGGAAAGAGTTTGGGGAAAGGGATGCTGACGCTGTCAGGGAGATTGAAAGAGATATTGCCAAGGGGTTAGCACTTTTTGGCTCTCAATTAGTTTATATGATTGATCCTAGGTGGACAAAGTTTCAAGACGGGAAATATTCTAAAGAAGAAGAAAAAGATGAATAAAGATTCGGCGCAACAAATAGAAATGGAAAATACCTTACGGGCGATTGACGGAGTTTCCTCGGAGGCTATTGATGAAATAATGAACTTATTCTTGGATAAAGAAAAAGTTTCATTGCGGCCGATTGTTAAAGATAAATCTGAGGATATAATAAAATTAAAACTAATGGATGAGTCCGATTGGCGCAAAAGAGCACAATTGGCGGCTCAATTGATAAGTAATGGATTGGAGTAAAATATATGAGCACACAAAAAGAGGGAAGTAGAAAGCATTATTTAAAAAATAAAGAAAAGATGTGTGAACGATCGAGATTATGGTATAAAGAAAATCCTGAAAAAAGAAAAGTCACTAAGAGAAAGTATTATATTTTGCATAAAGATGAAATTTTAAAAAGAGAAAAATTATGGAGGCTGAAAAATCCAGAACAAAATAGATTATTGAAAAATAAGTGGGCCGCAAAAAATAGAAAATACTTATGTTTAAAGAGTAAAAAACGACATAAGGAATATCCGGAATATTTTAGAAATTGGAATAGAATGCAACGAATAAATAACATAAACTTTAAGATTCGTTCGAACTTAAGAAACCGCCTATATATGGCCATAAAAGTCGGCTGTAGGGCTGGTTCTGCGGTACATGATCTTGGGTGTTCTATAGAAGAATTAAAAATTTATTTAGAAAAACAATTCCAGTTAGGAATGACATGGAATAACTGGTCTCGGGTAGGTTGGCATATTGATCATAAAATGGCTTTAGCTAATTTTGATTTAACAAACAGAGAACAATTCTTAATAGCATGTCATTACACAAATCTTCAGCCAATGTGGGCTATAAATAATCTTAAAAAGGGTAATAAAATCATATGAAAAAAGAAAAAGAACCTAAGGAGGCAACACATCAAGCCATTTTAGATTTACGCAAAAAGTATGGTGAAAATGTCATCACCATAGCCAATGATGGTTATCCGCCCGTAGAAGCCATCTCAACCGGATGTTTTGCTATCGATAGAGTTATCGGCGTAGGGGGATTACCCCGTGGGAGGATTTTGGAGCTATATGGTGAACCAAGTTCCGGGAAAACAGCTACTTGTCTCTACTTTGTCTCTGAAGTCCAAAAGCAAGGGGGTACCTGTGCCTTTTTGGATTCCGAGTACAGCTTCAATGGAGAATTTGCATCCTCAATTGGTGTTGATACTAAAAAATTATTTGTTTCGCAGCCTACCACACTGGAAGAGGGCGCTGACACTATTCGAGCTCTTGTGGCGACCAATCAAATAGATCTTATTGTGATTGATTCTGTAGCAGCATTGGTTCCCAAAAGAGAAGTTGAGGGAGAAGAAATGTTGGCTAATTCAATGGCAGTGCAATCTCAATTAATGTCAAAAATGCTTCGTATTTTAACTGGAGAGGTTGCTAGATCTAAAACATGTGTTGTATTTATAAATCATTTAAAAGAAAAATTAGGTGTGTATTGGGGGGATAAGACCTATACGCCAGGTGGGAAAAGTTTAAAGTTTTTTTCCTCAGTTCGCTTAGCTGTTTCTAAAGGAGAAAAAATAAAAGGTAAAAACGATGAACAAATTGGCAGTATTATAAAAATTGTAGCCCAGAAAAATAAAGTTGCCCCACCCTGGAGAAAGGGAGAATTCACATTATTTTATGCCACTGGAGTGGATCATGAAGCCGATTGCCTAGACACGGCCGAGGAATTAAAAGTCATAAAAAAAGAAGGCAACACCTATATGTTTGGTGAAGAAAAATTAGGAGTAGGTCGAGATAGGGCCATAGAATCATTAAAATTAAATAAAGAACTATATGAAAAAATATATAAAGCCACCCAAGAAGCAGTTAAAAAAGAAGGTTAAAGTACAAAAAGAAATAAGTTATGTCCCCAATGAACTTAGGGAAATGATAGCCGATGATGTGAAAAAATACATGTATATTCTTGGCATGAATAATTATGAGTCTAAGATATTCTATCTTAAAAAAGAATTTGCTTCCGGAAATTATGAAATGACTCCGGAAGGAGCTGTTAAAACCGCCTCAACTCAAGTTGATATGCGATACCTAACTGTAAATTTTCAAATTTATCCATTCTTAATAGACCAGTGGAGGGGAAAAAATATGACAAATGAGGATGTCCATGATGTTATTGCACATGAAGTAGCCCATGTCGCCACCAACCACTTGTATCGGATGGCGACAAGCACATATAAAGATTCTGGAGAAATGCTAGATTCATGGGAAGCCCTAACTACGATAGTTGGAAGATTATTAAGTGCTGTAGAAAACTTACAAAGAAAAAAATGACCATCATATCTCTGCAACAATTAGCTTTGTTTTTAAACAAACATAAGTTGTCGGGCAATGTCGCTGATTATGGCGGTACCGATGTGATTGGCAGCCATATTATTAAAAAGATGTTGGCGCTTAATAAAATCAGAATTGAAGAGGGTGAACCTGGAGAGGACATTAACATCAATATCGTAGGGATTGAAAAGAAAAAGTTTCCTAAATATTTCTGCCTAGATTTTGATAACGGAATTGATCTACGCAAGCCAATTAAAGGCAGAAAATTTGATGCCGGAATTTGCATGGACCTCCTGGAACACTGCTCCAACCCATTCGTAGTGGCGGAAAATATCAGAAATTCATTAAAAAAAGGAGCCCTATTGTTTGTTACTGTGCCCTGGATATGGGGATTGCACTACTATCCCAAGGATTATTGGCGGTTTGCCCCCCAAGGGCTGGAAGAGTTATTCTCTAAAATGAAAAGGGTTTCAATAGAAATGGTCAAGGATGGGGCTACGGGAGAAGAAATTCCCCAGATCCGATTAGTGGCGGTATTTAAGAAGAAATAATGACACTTGACAAAAAGTAAATAAGGGTATAGAATTAAGATAATAGATAATGGTCGATTTATCTTTCATAATATAATAAAGTAATAAATTAATAACTTAATAAAATCATATGGATAAAATTAATATTTTCGACGAAGTAAAACAAGGCGAGTTCTTTAGTTTTAAGAACATAGGCGATTCTATTCAAGGAACCTACATAGATGCACGGTATAACCAGATTGATTCATTCCAGAATCAACAGAATATTTATGTCATTCAAGATGCTGAAGGCAAAATTTGGAACATTGGGTTTAAACTGACCAACAGGGCGGGGAATGAAAGAATGAAACAAATCCGCTTTGGACAAATTGTCGGATTTAGATTTGATAGGGAGCAAGAGAGCAAACAACCTGGCAGAAATAAGGCAAAAATAATCCTTATTTATGCAGATCCAAAGTTTATCAATGAGGATTGGTTATCTCGCCAAAAAGAACTAAAGTCAATCTACGCAGATTCAAATTCTGGACCAGAACTTAAGGGACACTCAGAACCAGAGGCAGTATTAGAAGATAATGATTCAGAGAATGATAATTTAGATGAGTCTACGATGGATAAGATGTTTAAAGCGCCAGCAGATGCTACCGCAGTTTCCGGTGCTATGCCAACAGCAGAAGTTAAGCCGAGAAATGAAGCTTTAGATGCCATCCGCAATTTAGCCAAGACAAAGGGTCTGACTAATGAGTCTATGGGTGAAACTGAAGCCGATGCTGTCATTGAGAAGTACACTGGGTTAAAAATGGTAGAAGAAAATTTGACCAAGGTGATTATAGCTTTAACTGGGTACACTAAAAAATAGTATGGATACCAATACCCAACAACAGGACAACGAGGAATGGAGATCTGTTGTTGGGTATGAGGGTTCGTATGAAGTTAGTAGTCTTGGCAGGGTGAGGAGCTTAGATCATATGTCTACCAATAAGACTCCTAGTAGGAGAATCCGAAAGGGAATAATTAAAGGAAAAATATCAATTCCCAGAGTTCATACCGGCGGATATTTAAGGTATTCACTAAAACCACACGGTAAGGATGTCTACGCTCATCGATTAGTCGCCTTAGCATTTTTATCTCAGAGGAATAAGAGTCATAATCAAGTGAATCATAAGGATGGGGATAAAAAAAATAATAATGTATCTAATCTCGAGTGGGTCAGCTTAAAGGATAATCATCGCCATTCATGGATGATTGGTCTTTCAAAAGCTACTCCACGGAATACCCGTATGCCAAAACTTAAACCTAAAGATATATTAGAGATAAGATCGTTATACGCAACAATGCAACCCTCTTATAAAAAAATCGCCAAAATATATAAGGTTTCAGGCAATACAATAATGAGGGTTGTTAAAAGTATAACATGGAAAAATATATGAAAATACTTTGTGTGGGTGATTTGCATATGAAATTTGAAATATCATATTCTTCCACTATAAAAGACGGTAGAAAAAAAGAATGGGAGGATGTTAAAAGGATGATTCATGAGACAGCAAAAAAATGCGATAGTATTATTCTTTTGGGGGATCAACTAAATTCAAGGCATAATCACAGTAGTGTTCTTCGTGAATTTATTGACTTTTTAAATGTTTTTGGTGATAAGGATATTCATATTCTGGTCGGGAATCATGAAAGATACTCTACTTCCACCGCCCTAGACTTCCTTAAAAGCCTAAATAAACCAAATTGGCACATCTATACCGAGCCAACTTTGGCTAAGATATGCGGTAAAACCGCCATGATGATACCTTTTCAGAACTCTGGTATACTGGGGGTAGAAACTAAAGAAGAGGGCGAAAAAGCCCTTATGAAGAAACTTGTCAAGGCTGATTTAGCGTTTATTCATCATGCGATTACTGGAGCCAAGAGTGTTGAATTTTTCAATGAAATAGTGTTGGATAAAGACAAAATAAGTAAGATGTTTGGCATGGTCTTCTCTAGTCACCTGCATCAGGCTGAAAAATTAGGTAAAAACATTCAGATAGTAGGATCGATATTCACTCAGGAAGTTGGAGAACACAGCAAAAGCATTTTTATCTGGGATACTGTAGCCAAGACTACTAAGGAAATTTCATTGCCATGTAGAGGGATTTTTAAGATAGTTTGGGAAGAATGGGATAGGCATAAGAATATCATACCAAATCATTCTATTATTAAGTGTTATGTAACTAATAAAGAAACCGACTTAGAGTACGTCAAAGATCATTTAAAGAGTTTCGACGCCTCCGTCCTCATAGAACAATATCCCAGTGAAAGAAGTAAAGTTCATTTTGAAGACGGTTTTGATCTTTCCATAGACTCACTGCTTAAATTATATTCAGATGCAAAAAAGATGAAATATTCAGATTTAAAGGATGGTTTTGAATTAATTAAGTAATTTTAATAAAATGGGTAAATTTACAAAAAAGGAAAGAAAAAAATTTGCTCCCCTACAGAAATACGAAGATAGAATGAGGGCTCTTTGGATAGCCGTTGGTGGCGGGATTGCTGTAATTGGTTTTTTAATCGGCAGATATGCGTAAATTAGATTTATTATTATTGTTTAAGTGTTCAGTTATAATTGCGTGCATCGGTTGGATTATTTTGATTTTAAGAAGTTTTGTTTTTTGAAAATTTTATTCAGTGTCTAGTTGAGTCAAATAAAGTTATGTTATATGGTCAAAGTCCGTTGTTTAAGTTAAGAAATATCCTTATTGAAGCAATGCATGATGATAAAACCTATCTTTTGGGTAAGGTCCTCACCTTCATTGATGCTTCGATTCAAGACAAGGAGCAAAGAAAAGCATTAAAAGACGTTATTCAACAATCATTTTGGAATGATTCTGGAAGGATTTGGATAATTAGGCAAGCGTTATTCCAATTTGTAAGCAAATATTGTAAAGATCAATTACCAAAAAATAAAGAAGAAGAATGTGTTTTTCTGGGAAAAGAAATCGAAGGGGGATTACGCCCTCAAGATGAAAACTTTTTTCCGGAATAATAAGAATTAATTAAAACCCCCTGGACACTGAATTAAGTTTTGAAAATTAGTTTTTCTTCACCGGACCCTGCGTGGGGAATCGCACCTAATCATGTCTTCCGTGCGGGGGACGGGATTGGGTGAAGGAAAATTACAATTGTTCTTTTTAAATCTTATAAAAAGTCTCCTCTGCGAAATGCGATTGGATCGTCTTTCATCTGGAGGAGCGAATAATCATTAAGTTAAACATATCAGTAAATTTAAAATTTGGATTGAGCTTGCAATTTTTTTAGCAATAGCAACCTTGATAATTATAAGTATCAGCCACGCTGTTGCCAGCGTAGAACGCAGACCTAGTACTATCCAAAAATATAATACCTGTAGATAACTTTATGAAAATATTAAATCAAAGGAACCCAATTTGGGGGAATATAAAAATAGGAAAATCTCAAAGAACCGTCGCCAGTGACGGATGTTTGATTACCGACGAATCAGCCATTACTAATGAAATCGGCAATTATCATGACCCGGGATGGATGGCGCAGAATCTAGATTTTACTCTTGATGGCCTATTTATCTGGGCATCGATTATAAAAGTAAAACTAGACTTTGTTTACCGGTTTTACACCCAAGATGATAAAAAGATTAAGAAAGCCTTCGCAGATCCAGACCAATACGTTGTACTGCAAGTTGATAAAAAACATTGGGTCTGGCTAGTGGGTGTCAGGGGTGGATATCGGGTCATGGACCCCTATTATGGAGATGTGATTCCTATTACCAAAAGATATAAGAAAATTACCGGGTTTGCCGTATTAGAGAAGCAGGATGAGGATGAATGGACTACTGGAGATGCGGTCAATGAAGAAGAACCTGGAATGTCTGGGACCAGCCCTGATTTTCTGTCATTACCAATTGGTTCCAGATTTATTGATATTTCCCACTGGAACGATATTGTCGATTTAGCTAAGACCAAAAGTGCTGGGTATAAAGGGGCAATCCATAAGTGTACTCAGGGACTTAGTAATAAAGACAGTGCTTATATTATCAATAAGAAAAGAATTAAAGAAATAAATTGGGCATTTGGAGCGTATCACTACGCCGATGCCGGAGATTGGGCCAAGGAGGCTGATTGGTATATGCGGAATTTGGGAGAAATAAGCAGCGGAGATGTTTTGGTGCTGGATTATGAGACCTATGCCAGAGAAGATGCGGATGATTGGTGCCTCAAGTGGATGAATTTTGTGAAAGATAAAACTGGAAAATCACCCCTCCTCTACACTTATCATGGATTATTAAACAAATACCGATTCCCCAAGGTGGCTGGAGCGGGATATAAACTCTGGGCCGCCCGGTATGGATTGCAGGAGCAAAATCCGAATCCAAAATATAAACCTGCCACAGGAGCGTTTAAAAAAACCTTGGCTTGGCAATTTTGTTCAAGCGGAAATGTCCCAGGTATAAATAAGCGGGTAGATCTAAATATTGTAACTTAAAAAAATGGAAAATGTTATCGCACTTTCGATAGTAGTAGTCTCTTTGGGCTTGCTATATATATTAAAATAAAAAATGAAAAGATTAGAGATAAAAATAGGAGAAAAATTCGGTAGATTAACTATAATAAAAGAAGTTGATCCATATTTTGATCCAAAAACTAACCACTCTTTCCGCATGGTTGAGTGTCTTTGTGTTTGCGGTAATAGAAAAAAAATAAGATTAGGAAATATTAGAAATAGAGAAGCTAAGTCGTGTGGTTGTTATAAAGATGAGATCCAAAGTAAGCGACTCACTACGCATGGTGAATCTAGTAAATTGAACAAAACTCCTGAATTCAATACTTGGTTAATGATGAGGCGACGTTGCTACCACCCCTATGGTTCTGATAAAAAACTCTATCAAGATAGAGGCATAATAGTTTGTGATAAATGGCTTAAAAAGGGTTTAGTTAATATAGCTGATGTGTTTAGCCAAGCAGGGGGAAGTAGTGGCTT